AGCGGAGATTCTGCAAGCAACCAAGGCCTGTTGATGCCTAAATTACAGTATCGTTTTAGGGTATCACTAGAAAATTTCGGAACATCGACTCCGACAACTGAACTAACAAAACAAGTTATAGATGTAGCTCGTCCAAACGTAAGTTTTGAACAAATGACAATCGACATTTATAACTCAAGAGTTTATCTAGCAGGTAAACATACTTGGGAAGCAATTACTTTAAACCTACGTGAAGATGTAAACAACAACGTACAAAAACTAGTAGGTGAGCAATTACAGAAACAATTTGACTTCTATGAACAGTCAAGTGCAGCATCAGGTCAGGATTACAAATTCACAACACGTATTGAAATCCTAGATGGTGGTAACGGTGCTAACACACCAAATGTGCTTGAAACTTTTGAATTATACGGCTGTTATGTTGAAAGTGCAAACTATAATCAGTTAGCATACTCAAATTCAACAGATCCAGTCAGTGTTACATTAAGCATACGTTATGACAATGCTATCCAATCACCACAAGGTACTGGAATTGGTACAGCAGTTGGTCGTACAGTTAACACTCTCGTTACTGGCGGCGGCGCTTAATATAACAAAGTTCCTAATCTTACAAGGGGTACTTTTTAGTACCCCTTTTTTCTTTTATATACGCAGTTAATTACATTGGATAAATATTAGTATGGGAAAGTTCACAGGATTTTTAGATAATTTAGCAAGTGGTGCTCTAAGTCCAAAAGGTAATCTTGGCGACTTTAGGCATGCCAGCAAAACTTTTGTAACAGACGCTTTTAGACTTGCTCCTAAAGCAAAGTTTTTATATCATGTATTTTTCGAAATAAATGATTTACCTGCAAGTATTTTGCCTGAGTTAAAACAAAGACATACAAGAGAGATTGGATTGCTTGTAAAAGCTGCTGATCTACCAAAGTATACAGCAACAGTTGATACAAAGAAAAAATATAACAGGATTAAAAATGTCCAAACTAGTATTTCATATGACCCTGTAAATATTACATTTCATGATGATAATTTAGGTATTACATCTGCTTTGCTTGAAGCATATTATCGTTACTACTTTGCAGATGGTAACTACGGTTCTCTACCAGAAGCCTATAATAGACAAATAAAACCACCACCTGCACCAGGACAAGAAGGAATACCTGGAGATAATACATATTTAGGATCAGAACTAAACAAATATAGTTACGGATTAGACAATAGAGTGAGTGAACACTTTTTTAAAAGTATTCAAATTAGTCAACTTTCAAGAAAAACATACACTACCTATACGCTGGTAAATCCATTGGTTACAAACTGGGCACACGACAGTGTAGATTCTAGTGATGGCGCAGGTACTATGCAAAATACTATGACAGTAGCATATGAAGCTGTTTGGTATGACAGAGGCAGAGTAGAAGTAGACAGTCCTAAAGGATTTGGAGATCCTTCACACTATGACACAACTCCAAGTCCAGCAAGTTTACTCGGAGGCGGTGCTCTTGGATTAGGAGGAGCAATTGGTACAGGTATTTCATTATACGATTACATCACAGGCGATGGAGGGTTTAAAAGTCCTCTAGAAGCAGGACTAGCGGCAGCTAATCTTATTGCAAACGTAAGAGGATTAAGTTCTGAAGGTATTAGAGAAGAAGGATTTAGTTTACTAAAAGGAGCAATAGGAGCGGCGTCTGGAACAGATGTAAGTGGAATTAGCAATGCATTTTTTCCAAAAAATGGAGGCACTGGTGGAAGCAAAGATCTAATAGCCGGAACAGCAGCTATTGTAGGTTTATCAGCACTTGCAAAAGCGGCAAATAATACAGAGGCAGCGGCAGAAAGCGCAGCTAGAATTGCTAACAATAAAGAATATCAGCGCAACGGCGGAACTGGTGGAGTTAACGGTAATACTGCTAATTACGCAAGTTTACCTGCAAGCGAAAAACAAAGATTAAAAGGTAATGTAACATGAGTAGTCTACCAAACGCACCTAAAACATCAGAAAAACAAACCACAGAATTTTTTGACAAATATTTTACTAAAAAATTAAGTTTCCCTAGCAACGAAGTAGATGCTGTTATTGCATTCTTTAGTAAAAGAGGCTTTGATCAAACTGCTGCTGTAAGTACGGCAACTGTACTATTACAACAGGCTAAGATAGATGGTGTAAATGTTTTTACATTGCTTGATACACTTAAAGGGTTTGGCGAAGTACAACTAAGTGCTGTTGTTACAGAAGTTTTAAACTATAACAGAGATTCAACAAGTACACTAGGGTTTAAAAGAACACAATCTGTTGAAAAACTTGAAAAGCGAAATATAGTGATATGATATGGCTAGATTTGCTCAAGGTAAGTACACTTTAAAAAATCCCCAAAAATACGTAGGAAGAAAAACACCCACCTATAGAAGCAGTTGGGAGTTTGCTTTTATGAGATTTTGTGATGAACACCCAAATGTTGCACAATGGGCTAGTGAAGCTGTAAGGATACCATATAGAAATCCGTTAACGGGTAAAGCTACAATATATGTTCCAGATTTTTTTGTTGCATACGCAGATAGAAACGGTAAAAACAGGGTAGAAGTAATAGAAGTCAAACCACAAAATCAAACTGTAAAAGAAAAACTTGGTCGTAGTAGGCACAATCAAGCTCATTGGGTGTTAAATCAAGCAAAATGGGAAGCAGCAAGAGCTTGGTGCAAGCAACAAGGTATATATTTCCGTGTTGTAAACGAGACAGATATTTTCCACCAAGGTACTCGATAAACTAAATATACTAGTAGATAATGGTGTACCTATGACTAAAAAATTAGAAGAATTATTAAACATGCCAGACTCTAAAGAAATTATAGAAGAGTCTCGTAATGCAGATAAAGCACAACAAGCAGTTGTAGAGCAAGAAGAAACTGCTCGCAGTATACAAGAGCTTGACAAAATTACTGCTGCATTACCACAAGTAAAAGGTTTAGGCGAAATGGCTGACAATGAGCTTAACGAAGTTTCGCAAAAATCCATGCAGGCGTATGAGGATTTAATGGATCTAGGCATGAATGTGGAAAGCCGTTATTCAGGACGTATTTTTGAAGTTGCTGGCAACATGTTAAAAACAAATTTAGATGCAAAAGTAGCAAAACTAGACAAAAAACTTAAGATGGTTGAATTACAACTCAAAAAAGAAAAACAAGACAAAGATGGATCAGCTGATGGAGATATTGTGCAGGGCGAAGGATATGTAATCTCTGATCGTAATAGTTTATTAGAAAAACTAAGAAACTTGGATAAATAACATATATTAGGATAGTATGATGAAAAAATTTGCAGAATATTTAACTGAATCAAAAAAAACTTACAAGTTTAAAGTAAGAGTGGCAGGAGATTTACCCGAAGGCTTTGAAGATAGACTTGAAAGATCAATGACCAAATACGACATTGTTGGTATTAGCTCTGGTAAAAAAACTCCAATTACAGAAAAGCCTTTGGATTTTCCACAGTTAAGCAACTGTGAAGTTACGCATTTTGATGTAGAAGTAAACTATCCTGTAACTGCATTTGTGCTTGAACAGTATTTGGTGAATGAAACTGGAGTAGGACACAGTCACATTATTGTAAGAGGTGAAGGTGATCCTATTGAACAGTATCAAGAAAAATCAGATGAAGAAAAACCATACGAATCACTGCTAAACACAGAAGACATGGGCGGAGAATCTGCTCAAGAACAAGCAGGTGAAAACCGTGTAATGGACTTGCTCAAAGAACTTGAAGTTGCAAGAAAAGAAAGAGCTATCGATCCTGTTGATGGAGTTAAAGCAGGTGACTCCAAAGATATATCACCTGAAGAATATGTAAAAAGCCCGATAGGAAGTTAACCATGAACGATATTAGATCTATTTTAAATTTATTAGAAAGAAAAGCATACAAATTAAGCTCAGACGGTAAAATGAACAATGTTAATGTTGATCGGAGCCAACCAAAAATCCAAATTACAAATAGAGACGGTGAAGTTTTTGATCTTCATGGTGAAAGCGAAGATGTATTAAAAAAATATATTGCTAATAAAAATGGTTGGGAAGTTTTTGAAAAGGGCAAAGGCGAAGCATCTAAAGGTGGCAAAGAAGAACTTGACGCTATAGTAGCGAAATATGCAAAGCCCGGAATGAGTGTAGACGATATAGCAAAAATGGAGCAAGAAGCAGGCAGTAGAACAAATAGTGCTTATGTTTTAGCACATGCTGCTCGTACACTTGGTTTAGATGGATTGTATAGAGCAAATGGTAAAGCATTTTGTTACCTAGAAGGCAAAGAAGTAAAAACAGCAGGCGGCGCTAACAGACAGCAAATGGAAGACCTTGCAGAAGCAGGTTTATTACCACAAAGCAAAATTGATCAAGCAAAAAAAGTTGCTGAAAAATACAAAGAGTCTGATCCAGAAAAGTCTGAACGTTTCCAAAAGGTAGTTGACAAAGCAGAAGGCGAAACTGCTAAAGGTGATGAAGAGCCAAAACTTGGCACTAATCAAAAACTAGAAGATGCTAAAGCAAAATACAAAGAATTTATGGAATTGCTTAACAAAGCAAAAGCAGATCTAAAATCTAAGAAAGAATCATACAGACCTAGATCATATGCAGATCAACTATTGGAGCAATACTATCTCACAGAAGCTCTAACAGACGAAGAAGCAGATAGACTACAACAGCTAGCAGACGAACTAGGCGCTATGCCTGAGTTTGGTGATGATCTAGACGACCAAATTTCTGATGCACTTAACATGCACGGTATGTGGAAAAGAGATTACGAAGCACAATTTAAAGATCAAGGTGATGATGAAAAAGAACCTGCAATGGACTACAGCAGTGATGAAGCAATTAAAAAGGCAATTGATGATGTAGAATCTTGGATTGCTAATGAAATGCCTAAAGAGCTTGAGTCAAAACAAGCCAAAGGTTTGTTAAAAGCAACCAATAGAGGTAAGATCAAATCTGCTTCTGCGGCTGCTATTCAAACAGTGCTGATGAGAATTGGTACTGCTACAAACAATGAAGAATTAAAGAAAATAAAAGCAGATGGATTTTATGGCCCAGCAAGTATTGCAGGTGTAAAACGTGCCCAAGAAATAGCAGGTATTAAAGTAGATGGTGATCCAGGTGCAGATACTGCACGTGAGCTATTAGCGTATTCTAAAGATCCACAAAAAGGTATCGACGATGCAATGAAAGATGATTTTGCAAGAATTGAAGAACTAATTGCAAAAGCAAATGAAGGCGGAGAAACTGAAAAACTTGCACAACAAAATCAAAGCGTAGACTTTAGCATGAGAGCAATGCTAGAAACACTTTCTAAATTAAATGAAGCACTTACAGCAGATGAATTCAAAGAGCTAAGAGGATTATTAGACAAGCATAGAGCTAAAATAACAGATCCAGAAACTGGTCAAGCATATCAACAATATGCTGATATTTTCAAAACAGCTGATGCAATCAAATCTCCTGAAGAAACACCAAAAGGGGATGAAGCTCCACCACCGCCTGAAGAAGTAACCAATCACGAAGAATTAGCGGATGCTTTATATAAAGCAGGTTATAAAATGTTTGGCACAAACGAAGATATGATCTATAGATATCTAGAAAAGATTAAAGACAAAGCAAGCTATGATAAAGTTGCTGGTATATATCAAACAAAATACAAGCGTAAAGACATGACTGCTGATCTACAAGCAGAAATGAGCGGTTCAGAACTTGAAGAACTAAATCAGATCCTAGGTAAACTAGGAGTTGGTCCAAATGCAGGCGGAGGACAAGGCAAAGTTAACGCTGCAGGAATATTTGCTATTCCAGATGCAAGCCGCGCAGAGCTAAAATTAGACGATCAAAAGCCTAAGTTTGCAAATACAAAACTAACACCAAATGGTGCTGCATTTTACATTTACCATGACAGTGCAGGAAAGACAAGTGGACCTACAATAAAAGTAGACAGTCCAGAAGGTCAAAAACTTACTAAAATGATTCAAGACGCTGGAGGAAAAATTATTAATCCAGCAGCTGAAAAACCAAAAGGAGATGAAGTACCTAAAACACCACAAGGTATGGATCCTAATAAACTAGCTAATCCTAAACCAGAAGGACCTGGACCATTAGCGAAAAAAGTTCCTCCTACTCAACAACAATTAGATAAACGTGCAAACACTATGGCGTTTCAAAGCAAGGACTACAGTATGAAAAACCCAATAAACGAAGCTGCATCAATGAACATATCAATGAGCGGTGATAACGCAGGCGAAGTAGGCGAACTATTAAAAATTCTTAAAAATGCAGGTATGGAAGGCGCAGCACCAGTTGGTGCAATTGACATGCCTATGGACACACAAGTAAAAGCAATACCAGGCGGAGCAGCCATTGACATAGACAAAGATGGTGCAGACGATATGGAAGTAGGTCCTATGCCATGTGCGACTTGCGGTGGACACCACGATGCAGACCCACCATGTGGAGGAGGCGAAGGCTGGGACAATTCACCTGATGAAACTAAAGGTGAATTAAGCGATATTGTAAAACTATCAGGTGGTCCTAACTCAAACAAAAATCCAGGTGATATTAGAGTAAAAGACCCTTCACCATATGAAGATGTGGAAGAAGATGGTTGGGATAATTCACCAGACGAAGAATACAAAGATGACGATTATATGTATCAGTCAGGTGGCATTCATAAAAAGAAAAAATCTCATCCACCAGTTGCAGGCGGCGATAATCCGATGGCTTTAGAAAATAGCATTAAAGCACAACTGTACAAAGCATTAGAAGACAAACTTCAAAACAAATAAATCAATAGCGTCGAAAGGCGCTATTTTTTTGGTTAAATACTTTCATGAGTAAAAGTTTAGATGGTGTTCTCACCAAAAAAGCAAATCAACGAGAATCATTTACTGAAGAACAAGTCAATGATCTGATGCAGTGTATGCATCCTGACACAGGCTATTTGTACTTTGCACAAAAGTTTGCATACATTCAACACCCTGTAAGAGGTAAACTTTTATTTGATCCTTATGACTATCAAGAAAAATTATTAAAAAGTTATCACAACTATAGATTTAATATCAATATGCTACCACGCCAAACAGGTAAAACTACCTGTGCAGCAATTTATTTGTTGTGGTATGCAATGTTTAATCCTGACCAAACTGTGTTAATTGCTGCTCACAAATATACAGGAGCTCAAGAAATCATGCAACGTGTAAGATATGCATACGAACTTTGTCCTGACCATATTAGAGCAGGCGTGGTAAACTATAACAAAGGATCAATGGAGTTTGAAAACGGTTCGCGTATAGTTAGTGCTACTACTACAGGAAACACAGGACGTGGTATGTCTATATCGCTACTATACTGTGACGAGTTTGCATTTGTTAGTCCTACGATTGCAGATGAATTTTGGACTTCAATTTCACCCACACTCGCAACAGGTGGTCGTGCTATTATAACTAGTACACCAAACTCAGACGAAGACACATTTGCTGTGATATGGAAAGAAGCAGAAAAGAAATTTGATGAACACGGCAATGAACAAGATGTTGGTATAAACGGGTTTCACTCATTTACCTGCCACTGGAGTGAACACCCTGATAGAGATGAGAAATGGAAGGATGAAGAACTGGGCCGCATTGGTGAAGAACGATTCCGTCGTGAATACGAATGTGAATTTCTAGTATTTGATGAAACACTTATTAGTGCTATAAAACTTGCAACGCTTGAACCTAGTAATCCATTAATGAACATGGGACAAACACGTTGGTATCAAAAATTACAAAAAGACAAGACATACATTATTGCACTAGATCCTTCAATGGGTACAGGTGGCGATTATGCTGCTATACAAGTGTTTGAATTACCTACATACAAACAGGTAGCAGAGTGGAGACACAATACTACACCTATTACAGGCCAAATACGTATACTTGCAGATATCTGTAATCATATAGCCAACGAAACACAAAATCCACAAGGTATATATTGGAGTGTAGAAAACAACAGCATAGGTGAAGCGGCACTTATTGTGATAAATGACTTTGGAGAGGAAAATATGCCAGGATTATTTGTGTCTGAACCTATGCGTAAAGGTCATGTTCGTAAGTTCCGCAAAGGATTTAACACAACACATTCAACAAAAATAAGTGCATGTAGCAGATTGAAAACAATGATCGAAAATGACAAAATGCAAATATATTCTGGTGCTATGATCAGTGAACTTAAGGGTTTTGTAGCAACAGGAAGTACATATAAAGCAAAGACAGGTGAAACAGATGATCTAATAAGTGCTACACTATTGGTTATAAGAATTATGAGTGTACTACGAGATTGGGATCCAAGAGTGTACAATACATTCAAAAGTATGGAATCAGAAGAAGATTATGAACCACCAATGCCAATCTTCATTAGCACCAACTATTGATAAATACTAATATGAAAAACTT